CAAGCAATGATTCTTTGTCGATAGCTTGCGCTTTAAATAGATTAAATGCAAGTTGTCTTAAGTCTTCTGTAAAGATTGGGCTGTTAGAGTGTGCATCCACTTTCACAACAAAATCTTTTGTAAATTGTTCCGCAATAAACGGGCGACCTTCAACATCTTTAAAGTGAGTATCATCATAGGCTTGCATCAGCTTCAAGTAAAGCGTTGCTACTTTCTCTAAAGCGTCTTCAACAACAAGCGCACGTTTTTTAGCACGGCTAGAACCTAGACGAGCAAGTTGTGATGCGTGTCCTTGTGAACGTACCCCTGCTTCACCACGACCAGAAAGCACATTACTTATGCCAGACATTTCCGCAAACATAGCGTCAATCTCATGGATTGTTTCGTATAAGTCTGCTGGCATTTGTGGAGCAAGTCTGTCAGCTTTTGCGTTTGGCATATCAGTTGAAAGCAAACCACCAGGACGATTAAGCGCAAAATTCTTTTCATCTAAGATACCACTGAAGCCAGTTAAGGCTGTTGGAGGATTAACTTGTTTAGCAAGTAACTCTAAAATCTCACCCATACGCTTATTGCGTAATTCTTGAAGTAAAACTAAGCGTTGAACCTCAGATTGTCCCCAATAATAGTCATATTGTGGATTTGGACAGATTTGAATGAAAGGAAGCTCTCCTTTTAGGAATAATGAGCCACCTTCACGGTCATAAATGACTACACTAGGATTTGCGATGGTTACGCACTGATAATCCATTGTTTCGTCATTCCATACCCATAATTCGCGCATTTCTACTGTTTCTTCGGCTACTTCAGCCTTATAACGGTTAGTTCCTCCTAAATCTAAGTTTACGTTACCGTAAATTGTTGGATTTGATTGCGACATAAGAATACGGTCAACCCCATTAGGCTGGTCTGTAGATTCTTTATATCCGCTAGTAGTAATGCGTTTAATGATTTCTTCGCGTTTAGGATGTGAATATAAACGTGAATATAATTCTGACTTAGTGATGTAATACGTTTGAACAATTGCTTCTTGTCTGTCAGTGTATGGCGCGTCTTCTCTTAGTACGCCCATTGAGCCTGGGTCAACCATGTATGGATGGATGCCATTGTTTACAACAAGTTTAATGAACGTGCTGTTGTATGTTAAAGCCCAGTTTAATGCTGTAGAGAATACTTGGTCAGCATTAGAGTTAAGCCATTCATCATTAAGTGCGTGAGTAAGTGATGGAGTTTTTTGATGCTCCATTGGATTAACTGAAGCACCAAGATTAATTGAAAAGCGCGTAGTTTCAGCGCTATAAAGAAAACTAGATAACTGGTCTGTATGTGGATAAATTTTATTAAAGATTGCTGGCGGTTCATCCACACCAGCACCAAACAAATACCAAGAACGTAGAGTAGAGTAATCAGCCCTACGCGTCTGTGCCGAAACTAAACATTTCTGAATTAGCTCCTTATAGAAAAATTCTCTTTCCTCTGGCTTGGTAGGTATTCTCATTCTGATTTTATACTCAAGTTTTCATGGTCTGCAATATAACTTGCGGCTTTTGGTCCTGTCAAGTTTCCTGCATCCTGCGGTTTAATCCCCACTGGTTCATCAGCAACAGGCATAGCATATCGTCCTGCTATGACAGAGTTTAAATCAACTCCTTTAAATCCGCCACCCCAAATTGCAGCATCTCTTGGTTTTGCTTCTTGCGGTTGTTGTGCTTCGTATCTTTCAAGTTCCTCACGTTGTTCTGGCGTTAGGATTTTATTTTGCTGGAAGTATCCAGCTTGATGCTCGCCTTCGCGCGTTGACTTGATGTTTGTCATATTGAAGTCTTGCGCTAAACCTTTTAGCGTTGCATCCGCTTTTTTAGTGCGGTCAGTCTTAATTCCTGGCGCTTGCAAGTAAACCTTCAATACTTCCTCCTCGCATCCCTTCATCGGGCATTTAGCTACTCTGCTTTCAAAGTAACCGTGTTTCGCGCATTTAAAATCGTGTAGTGCTGCCATGTTATCCCCTCAATTGTTCGTCTATATCTAAACCAGAATAATCATTACGGTTACGAACCCCAATGTTTAGAGTAGGCTTTCCGTTGACAAACTGGATACCATACCCGCGAGTTAATCGCGGTTTGTCCTCTTTGCGATACTCTACAAATTTGGACGTATCTCTGTTCTGCATGATGGCTACGCTACCACGCCGCCACGCCTCATAACCCTTTGAAATTCTAATCTGCATATATTCAGTAAGCGGATATTCCTCGTCTATGAATATTTTTTGCAAACTATCCTTGTGTATTCCACACAGTTCAGCAAAAAGGTTAAGACTAATGCCACGGTTCTTGTCTTCAATAAACCGCTTCATTATCCGCATCAAATCTCGTTTAAGAATTGTTTTGCCCATAAACACCTATATTTTTCAAGTAGTTAGCAACATTTCGACCAATTGCAATCTGGTCTGTTGGCTGTTCATCTTGAGAGCGTGAAACGTGTTTAGTTATTTTTTGAGCAATCAAACGCGGCTGTAGTTGTTCTGCAAACGCAGCACAAGCTAAAGCTGCTGCAATTACTCTGTCATCTTTATTGCGACCAGACGCTTCAATAGAACCGCCGTCACGCACAATGGTTTTCATTTCCTCCAGTGTGTCTAAAGAATAAATACCCATCATGTCACGCTCAAAATAATCTTTCATGTATGAAAGCATACGCTCTTTACTTTGATGTGTGGTCAGCCATCCAATTGAATTGGACATACCGCCCATCGTATCGTTTCTGCGCCAGATATAATTTTGCATGTGTCCGTAAACGTCCATCAAGTCTTTACCCATTGCGCCGCCCATTGAAACCGCTTGGCGTTTCAAATTCTTTAGCTCATTGATGACGGCTTGCCCTGGACCATTGACTTCAAGGTTAAGTGTAGAGTTTTTGTAAGCACCAGCCAAGTGAGCAATCACCCAAGCAAACTGGTAAGTATTCATTTCAGAAGTTGCGAACTCAGCCACTTGCTCCAAGCCATCAGCATAGCATCGGAAGACCTGGATACAAAACCTATCAGCCCAATCAGAAGACCCATAGGCAGGGTCAGCGCCAATAACGTAATAGGCAGTATCAATTGGTTCTTCCCAGACCTTAAGCGTGGCGAGCCTCTCAGTTGACTGTAGAACTGTCGTGTCCTGGAAGTTTGCCCCCATGCTGTATCTATAACAATCATAGTTAATCTTTTTTGCAATCTTATACGCATCTGTATTTTTCGCATTTGAGAAGTAAGAAGTCCCTGTCATCACGAAGGCGTAGTCTTCTGTCGGAGGAAACTCTTGATACATCAAGGCATCATCCTTGATACCCTCTATCATTTTCCACCGCCACCACGCCATCTGTCTTGAGTTAATATCTATGTTGTAAAGTTTCTTAATGTCTTTAACCCACTCCTTCTCCTCGCCAGTGAGCTTGCCATCCCAATACACTTTGTAAATATCACTGTCGGGGTCAGCAGAATAAAACTCATTGCGCCACCATCCGCAGAAGATAGCCCGTTGTGTACGGGCGCGTTTAGCAGTGACATACATATCATGGAACATATTGAAGCCACGGGCAGTGGACTCAAAGATATACAGACGATTAGGATTGGTTTCAGCAAGAGAAGCCAATAATGATGCCAAGCCTTCTTCATCTCCCCATGAGCTTGTTTCTGTCCCGTGTAGAAAGGTTATCCCTTTGCCTCGCCCTAGCGAGCCTTTAGCGCGTAAGCCAGCGACTTGGTAGAATAGACGGCTTCTATTACGCAAGCCCAATTGATTACGATTATGAACCAGGATAGGAATACGGTATTCTTTTGGCAAGCCCTCCATATACATTGCGAGCGTAGAGCGAAACATATCTCTATTCTCCTCTGTGTCTGTAGTGAGCGTCCCATTCAGACCAGCATTTTTGAAATGCCAATACAAGTCAAGCGCCAAGCTGATAGTCGTGATACCGAGCTGCCGTCCCTTTAAGATAACAAAGAAATGTATGTCTTCGGCTAACCCCTTGGATATTTCATCCATCACATAGGTTTGTGTGCCGAGTAGGTTGCCCATCTTAACCAAGCCTTTTTCCTTGGTTTCAATCTTTAACTCAGAACAAAACTTGTAGAACTCTTGGAGATTGAATTTCATTTAGTTTTCTTTTTAAATTTGGCTTCTACAAGGCGCTTTACTTCTTCTGCAAAGGCTTCGCCGTTATGGTCTTTAAAGAAAGACAGTTGTTCTTTGCGTGACTCTTTACGCAAACACCGCATAATTGATTCTACGGCTTCATCAACCGTAGCGGGTCTAAAGTCCATTCTTTTCCTTTAATGCTTGTTCAATAGCAGTATAAAAATCATAATATTTGCCTTCATAAAATTTCCACATTGCTTGGACATCATCATCCGTTAATTCTTGCCATTGATGATTTAATGCTTCTTTACAGGTATTTATTGCTCTAACTAATAATAATTCTGATTTATCTGCATCAAATAAAACTTCTCTTTCTTTTATTGGATATTCCATTGCTTCAATTGCTAATTTTAATGCTTCGTCTTTAGTCTTCGTCTCTAATGACATACATCCCCCGTAGTGTCGTTTCTTCGAACATTGAATGGTCTGGAAGACCAGGCTTTACATCTTTGTGGAGCAAATAGATAACATTTCCAACAACCACATAGTCGTTAGAAGCATTAGTCTTATTACTTAATTCTCCACACCCTAAATCCATTGCCTTCTTTCCTAACGGTGAACTTCTTATCACCCAGCTTGTTACGCTTGTAATTACAATTGCAGATATTCTGCGAACTCACGCCTTCCACATAGAAGCTATCCTCAACTTCCATATCATCGTATGGATATACGTTCTTACTTTTCATATCTGGTAATGGTACTTTCTTAGTAATCTCTATCATCGTAATCTCCTAATACACGACTAACATAATAAATTATATTTATTTAAAAGTAAAACAATAGTCGTAAAAAAACCCCTTTCGGGGTTCAGTATGCAGTTTTGTTTCTTATGTAGTTTTGTATTAATTCAAGAATTGACTTGTCTTGATTGATTGGAACATTTGTTTATCCAGCATGACCAGGAGCGTGCATCTCTGTTCCTTTGATTGGTGTTGTTACTTGATAAAATAATGTCTTTAATTGAGGTATTGCTTTTAATAAATCTTTACCAATATCTGTGTCAAATATGTTTTTACCAGCAGGAAGTTTAGATTGAATACGCGCTAACTCTGGATAAAATCCACGACCTGTAAAATCGTCTGATAAATTATATTTGTCTTTATATTTATCATAAGAATCTCCAATAGCTTTACTTCCTTTGTTTAAATCATCTATAGATAATTCTCCTAAAGGAGTTCCCCTAAATCTTGGGTCTTGTTCTTTTCTTTCATTATCTAATAAGTGTTGATGCTCGTGAACAAATGTTTCTGCTGGTGTATAACCAAGTTTTTGACCTTTAGCCCATTCCAACATTTCTGGACTTAAATTTACTTCACCAGGCTTTTTATTTGAATAAGAACCGTATTCTCCATCACCTTTATCGTAATTGATTTGTTTGACACCAGAAGTATCTTTATACCTTCCAGTAGGCGAAAATATGTCTGCTGCCATGCTTCCATCATAAGGATAAGCACTTCCAGCAACATTAACACCCAATTGCGTCTTTAACGCATTTATCAAATCTTTATCTGCCATGTGAAGAATAATAATTCATATAAACCAAAATGTGTATTTTTTTTTGGGGGGTAGTCAGTTGGGGCTCTCGCTCACACAGGGGTCATGCCCAATTGAAATGGGCGCGGGATACTGGTTATATGATTAGATATAACGCCACAATAGCCATATAACGCTATATAAGCGCGTATAACGCAATATTTAATATTAATTAATATGAATGTATCGCCGCCCATATTAAAGCGAGACTAGGGCGATTATATTGTTTTATATAACGCGGGGAGTGTATATACCCCCCGTTCTTATCGCTCATTCTCATAGCTGGCTAATATGGTTTATATATAGTTACCTATATATTGGTATTTATACCTTATATATATATATAGCTATATTGGTAGTATATAAATATTGTAATAATATGCTTGACATACTATAACTAATACTATAACTTTATAACTGTATTACTTCTT